AAGCCAGTACGGCGGTATAGAGAACGGGTCAATGACGTGTTCCAACGTGCTAAACTCTGGAAAATACGCTCCCGTAATGACATTCCAGTCACCCTCTAGCCATGCTCTTACAAGCTCTGGACTTCCCACTTCTCGCAACCGGCTTATATACTGAGGATCGACTGTTAATAGTATCTTGTTATCCGTGACCTTAGCAGGGATAAACATCCGTGTTGTACCCTCTTGGCTCTTAACCATTTCAAAGCCATTCGGGTTATGATCTATAAAATAGTTCTTGACCGCATGATGCCCCGGCCCACCGGGGTTCGCTGTCGCTCTAATCCGCATATGCGTCACATTAATATCAGTGCTTCTCAGTGTCGCTTTGAGCTTATTATAATTGCTCAAGTTCGGCCAGTTACCGATTTCATCAAATCCAACCCATGCATAAGAATGCCCCTGATAATGGCTTGCATCATCATCACTATCAATGTGCCGTAATTTCAGCGTGGCACCAGTCGGGAACGTAAACGTCCGATCCGAAACCTTCCATGTGGCCCCAAGGTGTAAATACATGTCCTTGGCTTGGGATATGATTTCTTCCAGCTCAGGATAAGTCTTACGAAAAAGGATACCCTTCCATCCCGGCCCTTGGTCAACGTCCTGTAAGTAATCCCCGAGCAGGAAGCTTGTCTTGCCACCGCCACGCGCACCACCATATAATAGTTCAGTGATAAACCTCGCTGATACAGCAAGCGCTTGCGGCCCCGGTTGTGGTTCCCATACCGCATTCAAGGACCACCTTGCGTATTAGGCAATTGGTATTGTGATGGAAACACGACATTCCACTTCGGCTCATTCTCATTAAAGTATTGCTGCATTTCAGGAATGCTATGATATTGTAAATTCGCTGGACTAGCCCAAAATGTCCCACCCGTCTCGTCATCCCCTACCCAACTCCCACCGGGATTATCCGGCGTACTGTACATAGATTGATCCGAAAATGTAATATGGTTAGGCTTCTTATACTTGTCATTAAAATGCTCATTAGCCGTAGGCTTCAACCCGTCCATATAAGCCCCTTGCAAGTCGTAGTCCTCATCGTTCTGCAAGTTCTTAGGCAGTTGCGCCCGCCACAACTGGTATCTTACCTGATCGTCAGGCTTAATAGGTGTTGTATAGGGATCATCAACCATGCCACACCTAGAAGAAACTACAGCACATCAGGCATGCCATTAATAGTCTTACCCTCTATCACCCGCTCGGAGGCCGCAAGCGAAGCAGTACTCTCACGGCCCCCGGCCAGCGCCGCATTGCGCTGAACTGTCCACTCCTCATACGAATTCGCCCTTGGCATGACCGCAACGTTGACCGTCATCCCGCTGTGTCCCCCGTCCTCGCCATATCCGGGCACTCTGGCCTTCAACATCTGGCTCAGCAGCCCATCCGAATAGACCGTCTCAACCCCGACACACTTGCCTTTGTAATAGACCCCCTTGGGCACACCCTCGACCGCGCGCTGCATCGCCGCGTTCTCCAACCGCATCCACCCCTGCTTCTGCGCCTCCTTGAGCGCCTGCGCGGTGTCCGCGTCCGCCTGCATCCACGCGACGACATGCCGGTACCGGACCTTGAGCATCTGACAGGCCGCGATCATGTCCCCGCGCGTCTGGAACAGCGCTTCGGTCAGCGCTTCCAGCGTATCGGGATGTCGCTCTAGTTGAAACATCCCCACTTAATAAGACATCATCGCAATGTTGAAAAGTCCTAACATTAATGCATTGGCGTTTATTCAATCCCCCGTTGGTTCATCTTCACTAAACTTCACATCAGGAAATGTGACTGCTTTGAGCATATAATCCAACTCCGAATTACATTCTTTAACCCATACCAGCTTGCCATCTGCCATCTTGATCCTGCTCATCAGCTCATCCCCATTGGCCCTGTCATACCAGACTATCTGATTACTATTAATAGTAATCCCAAGTTCTTCTACCCCATGAATCTCTGTCAGCTTGATGAACATGCTATCTTCCCCTCTTCTATAGCTTTGTTAGTCACTAACAGCCTATCATCTAAAATCTTAAGAGCCATTAAAAGCGTATCTGCTCTTAAACCCTCTGGCGCTTCATTCGACACCCGTATAATCGTCTCTAACCCCTCTATCGTCGCACGATCTGCTATCTCAGCCATTAGTACCGCATCAACTTCACTCCTACCAACCTCCATAAGCAGCTTAGACCAATATTCTACTACCGTGAACTGCTCTTGCATATCACTTCCTGTACTTCTGTTGATTCGCTTCCATTCCCTGTTTAGTCAAAAACCGAGACGAAAATTCCAGCATCTTTAAAGCCATAGCATAGACAACCGACTTTATATGATCGGGTGCAGTCTCACAGACAATCACCAATGATTCAATAGCTTTCCTGCCAGCATTATCCGCCAGATCGAATGCTAACCGGACTTCTTTCTCATCAAAACCTCTTTCCCTCATAATAGCGGAAAAACTATCAATGAACCGCTGGCCCTCTTCATCCCTCACTATTAATACCTTTCCGCTTCTCATACTCAGCCATAGCATCATCCCTGATCGTTACAACAGTGTTATAGATCGCCATGACTGACATATGAAAGATATTCGCCTGTAAGTGCTCCGGCGACTCCCTAGTTGCAGCATCTAACTCCTTCGTCACATTCTTTCCTACCTGTCTTACCATCTTCATCACATACTTCGCATCGTCATCGCTGATCCCTTGCTGCTTCATGTTGGCAAGCATATCGCGTTCGAACTCTACGGGATTTTCATGTGTTCTGTCAGACATGGTGATCACTCCTAGGGGTTTAGGGTAGTGACGGTATAGCGTGTTAAGGTTTATAACTCTAGCTGAATTTTTTAAAATTTTCGTGCGTCCGGGCATGAACGTAAACGTTGGCCCGCCTGCCCCCCGGCCCGGTGGCGGTCGGCCAGTTCGAAATAGCGAATCCCTGAGAAATCAACAAGATAGGCGCAATTGAACAGTGTTCAGAATGATAATGAACATTATGTTAAATTAAGAGATCTCTTAAGTTATTGATCTTATTGCTTTTTTATCGAAAGTATCGAGATCTTAGGAGCAGTATCCGGCGGGTATAGGCATTAATACCAGCCATGCATTACAAGGGTTCTACATCCGACCAATGAACCCTAAACCTTTAGCCGAATTAGTTCAGAAAGTGAACGACTTTCAGTCAACTAGTGAACACATCGCCCCTATCAGTTCAAAAGTAGCGTATGACCGTGAACAAATCAGGAATATCCGGGTATGAGGTGGAAGAGGTGGAAGAGGTGGATGAGATACTAACCACTATATAAAAAAGAAAGGATCACATAACAGCTATAAGCATAGTACTTCTTCTTCATCAAAAGGGTACGTATACTCCTCTTCCTCCTCATCCTCCTCTTCCACCTCATCAATAAATTCCATACATTTCAGTGACTTATAATTTTCTTGACCACTATCCACCTAATAGCTACCTCATCCACCTCATCCACCTCATCCACCTCATTAGCCAAAAAAGGGTTAATACAATGGATAGTTTATCTATTAGTGACGTAAAACAGGCATTAGATTATAATTTCAATACTGGATTGTTCACTTGGAAATATCGATCGGACATGGATGCAAGGTTTAACAATAGGTGGATACATAGACCGGCATTCACTACGCAAACGCCTAACGGATTATATAAGGGTAAGATTTTCGGCTATGATATCCTCGCCCACCGCGCGGCATGGGCGATTTTCCATGGTGAATGGCGAAATGATATTTTCCACTACAACAATAACAAGCGAGACAATCGCATTATAAACCTACGTGCGCACGGTCTGATGCATTCATCACAAGGCTATCCACCGTATTTCGTTGAGTTGCTAAAATCTCAAGGCCATGCAGAGGCATTGCGTCTAAAATAATTTTTCAGCACATCGCTTTTTCCGCTTGACGCCATCAAACATTGCCATTAATAGCAGTCTCGCAGACACGATACACACACAAGGAACTGACAAAATGACCGATCCAATCCGCCACGAAGTTACCAACCGCATCACTGGCAAGGTTTCATCCTACAAAACGCTTGATGCTGCTCTGCGGGCTTGCACGAGAATGAACCGCGATTACGGCGCTGGCATTTGCACGCGTAAGCCGATCTACGCCTAAGCACGACACATCACACAAGGAACTGACAAAATGGAAATGTACGAAACGCGCGAAGCTTGGCTGAACGCTTGCATTATGGCGCATCGCCCGCAGTTTGAAGCGGCTGGATTTCCCTTGCCGCTTAACATCCGCGCGAGCATCGGTTTCCCGTCAACCGGCATTCGTTCAAGCGCAATCGGGGAAATCATTTTCCCTGAGAGCAGCGCTGACAACCATTATGAGATTTTCATAAACCCAACGCTTAAGGACGGCACAAAGGTCAATGAAGCGAGCATCGCCGACACACTGACGCATGAGCTGTGCCATTGTGCGTTAGACTACAACCTGAGCGATCGCACCCATGACCGCAAGTCATTTGGCAAGCTGGCCAAGGATACACTTGGCCTGCAAGGCGATTGCAAGGCCACCTATGCTGGCGAGCGCTGGCATTCATGGGGCATGACGATGCTGGATGAACTTGGGCCAATCCCACACGGTGAGATCACACTGACACTGGAACGCAAGAAAGTCCCGACATGGGGCATTAAGACAGAATGCCCCGATTGCGGCTGGCTCGCACGTGTGTCGAAAAAGCACATAATCAATCACACATATCTCAATTGTCCAGTTCCTGATTGCAACGGCATTTTAATCGCACATTTTGACGCCTGAAAATGGATGATTTTGGTTTAGCAGAAAAAGATTATATTTTTCTGCTAAACCTCAGGCATTAATAGCTTGACGCGGTTTTGCCGTTGCCCCATAAGCAACGGCACACGATACATACACATAGGGAACCGAAAATGACTAACCTGAACCTTATCCGCGAAATGGTCGCGCACGTTGAAACCATCTATGGCTCGCGTGTACATCCTACCGCGGTTTGGACCGAAAGCATGTTTGCAGAGGCGCGTGCATTGGCAGAAGCTTGTGGGGTGCCTTTTGCAACTGCGCAAAAGCTGCGCTCGCATGAACTGCGTGCACTGTTCTCGGTTGCTGCACGTAACAGTGCGGATGCAATCGCGATGTGTGAGAAGCAAGGTTGGACGAAAAAGGTGGATGTTGTAAACGCCCCTTTGCCGATCCCTGCTCCTATGGGCGAACAACAAGCAATCGACATTGCGCCGTTGCTGGCTGAACTGGCAGAAATGGGCGAAAAGGTTAAAGCGGCACATACACGCATTAATGAGCTTGAGAACCAAACGCCGCGTAAGGTCGACGTAACAATCGGCGATAAGAAAACTGTCCAGCTTGACGGAACGCATAACGCTTTTGATGACGTGCTAGACTTGTGCGTTGCGGGCTTGAACCCGTATCTTGTTGGTCCGGCTGGCAGCGGTAAGACAACCTTGGCAATGCAAATCGCGGTTGCAATGAACTTGCAATTCTACATGGCTGCAAAGGTGGACGGTCCTGAGGCATTGCTAGGGTTTCTCTGCCCACAAATGAACGGAGCGCCGATTGTCGCGCGCACGCCTTTCCGCGAAGCGTATGAGCATGGTGGCGTGTTCTTGCTAGACGAAATGGATGCATCGGACGCAGCCGCACTAGTCGCCTTTAACGCAGCACTTGAGAACAATGCTTGCCCCTTCCCTGATGGATTGGTTAAACGTCATGTTAACTTTGTCGCCATAGGCGCTGGCAACACATATGGTACTGGCGCTGATGCGGAATATGTTGGACGGCAAGCGATTGATGCTGCAACGATTGAACGGTTTTCATTCGTTCAAATCACCTATGATCTTGCGGTTGAGGCAGCAATTTGCCCTAACGATGATTGGCGCGGATATGTGCAAGCGCTTAGGAGCGAAGCGGAGAAGCTGAAAGTCCGGCATATCTTTTCACCGCGTGCAAGCCGCAATGGGTTCCAGATGCTTTCGCGCGGTTGGACATGGGAGAAATGCGCTGATACATTCATCTGGAAAGGCATTAAAGCATCGGAGCGTTTGAAGCTGGAAACAATAGTACCTATGAACCGATTTAAAGCTTGACGGCATAAGGGGCAGGGTTTAATCCCTGCCTCACACGATACATAACGCGGATCGGCGAAAAAGCTTAAATCATTTTCGCCGATCTGACACATAGGGAACCGATCAAATGTCCAAACAAGTGAACATGCACCATAATGATTTGCCATCAGTCATTGCGTTCATTGATGCTGCATCGCGTACATGGTCCAGCCGCAATTCTATGCATGACGATAGGGACTATTCGTGGGATTTGGGCGCGGGTTATGAAGGCGCACTTGCGCTTGCACGCACTGGCTGGATTGATGGCGCTGAACGGATGTCGGTTGCGCTTGAAGCTTTGCCAGCGATCCACCGCGCACCTAAGCAGACATACGGCTATGTCGGTTCCAAAGTCTCAAGCGCACGCTTTGCTGCGTTCAATCCTAAATGCATGATTAAGCGCAAGCCCGATAGCGGTAATAAACCCGTTGTCCGGATCGCGGTTTATATCGCGGCAAATTGGATGGCCGATGCGCAAGCTATGTCCAACTATGGCCTAGCAATCGCTCGCTATGTGGATGAAATGGAAGCAACCGGACGGCGCTGCGAAGTGATTGCCGCACTGGCGATGGATTTCTCGACTGGCGGCAAATCGCGGGTTTGCCATAGCTGGACTGTCAAGAATGCCGATGAGCCAATGAGCCTTGCCGACATGGCGTTTTCAGTCGGTCATCCTGCGGCCTTTCGTCGGCTTGGCTTTGCCTTGATCGAGCGCACGCCCATCCCGATGCAGGGAAACTATGGCATTCCTAAACAGCTTGTCGCCACTGACTTGCCTAGGGATGATTACATCATCTTGAACGGCATGAATGAAGTGAACAGCTTCGCCCGCACCTATGAAGGCGCGCTCGCTTATGTCCGGCTGGCAATCAATGATGCCCTAGGGATCGAAAGCGAGGAAGCGGCCTAATGTTCTCGCTTTGTCCGGCTCACTGAGAGGCGAAACGAGCGGGGGAGAGGGTCATATACCAGACGCCCCGCTGACGCACTGAGAGAGGCGCATTCTGCCAAATTTGGCTATTCAAGGTGAACGTATGGAATACAGAGGCTATAAAATCTTGCACGATGTTCGGGGGATCGAACGGCATTTGCCGCACCTGTGGCAAGCGCTCCATATGGCGTCTATTATACCTGCTAGTGGCATGTGTTTTCATCGTTCGGTTGCCCTATGTCTGGACATGGCACCGCTAAAGGTTGTTATGGGAACGTTACGCGCCGCAACGCTAGATGAACGGGAAGCTATTAATGGAGCATCAGAAATCCCGTTCATACATTGCTGGACAGAACTAGCAAACGGGGATGTGATCGCGCCGACAACCTTAAACGTGACAGAGGGAAATCTGTTGCTGTACCCTAGGGCAGAATATTATGGGCATAATGGGGTTAAGGATACCTACACCATAACACGGCGGGAAATCCGCGAACTGTCGTGGCAATATGGCTGGGGTAAAGCGTTTTTATCTGGGGTTAGCACTTGGGATTTCCCTCTACTCGCAACGGTTTTGTTAGGCTATGCGGAATTACCGTATAAGGTTTCCTCTGATGGGGGCATTATTCCGCTTGACGCTTGACGGCTAAAGGTTTAGAGCTAGGGCATAGAAACAAGGGAATCGAAAAATGGCTTATCACATAACAGTTATGTCACCTGAGGGTGAAATTTCCAAATTTGAATATAATGAAGTCCCATCGCTTGGAATGTTCCGCGCGTGGCTAGATGGACATTTAGAAGTTGTGCCGTATTGGGAGAAATTCAACGGCAAGAAATGTGTCGTTTTCTGCAATGAGGAAGGCAAGCTAGAGAGATTGCCGGTTAACGATTATGCGGATCATATGTGGAAAATGTCATTGTATCCGCACACTATTAATGATACACTTGTCGGCAATGTTGTTATTGTGCAAGCTGATACTGATGCAGAATTGAGGGAACTGTGAAATGAACGCAACCGATCAAATGAAGCCCTTTGTCTCTATTAATGGGACTGACAGAGAGTCGCTAGTTAAGCAACGGATCGAAATAACTCGCTTGTTACAAGATGTTTTGTCGGCAATGGGACGTATGACGCCACATGGCAGGGATTATCAGAGCGACACGGCGGACTTAGAACGCGATAGGGCAATCCACTTTGCACGGATCAATTATATTTCTGAACTGTCAAACGCCATAACGGCAGAAGCGCTTGAAATCCAAAGAGAAGGCTATTAATGAGCATTCACTTAATTCTCGCAATTATTGCAGCTAGCCAAGTGCTGCAAACATTTCAGCAACAGAAAATATTGCAAGCGATGAAATCGCAATGATACATTTTATAGCAGATATACTCATAGTTATGATCTTGCTTGGATGGCGAACATGAGCTATGATTTTGAAGCAATCCGACGCAATTTGACAATTATAAAATGGATGCTAATAGTCAATTTAATTGGAGTGATAATTTTAATTCTAAAAGCATTTCTCTAAATAACACGATACATTCATAAGGATTGCACAATGTCCGATTATACTTTTGAACAGGCACGCAAAGCATTCTCGGCTTGCCAAACGCTAGCAGCGGGCGCACAGACGCCTATTGAGCGCAAGCACTGGCAGACTATGGAGAAAGCGTGGCGTGAACGTATGGATGACGCCAGACAAGCCGAACGGGATAACCGCTAGGCTTTGGTCCCCGGTAGTGTTAGAGCGCCCTTTCGGCACTACCGGGGATTTTCAGATGGTCAGAGTTTTCAGCGAGGATGACAAGCGGTTCATTCAAAATTCCCTTTTGTTCCTGAATCATCTTGTCGCTTGCCCATCATGCTGCGATATAGCTAAACGCGGCGATGGGCTGATGTGCATTAATAGCATCTTCGCCACATTGAACGCGATAGGAGACGAAAACCTGTTAGCGCCAGATTATTTCGCGGCGCTGATATTTTGTCGTGAGTGGCTTGAACGGCATGGATTGGAAATTGAGATAGAAAATTTGGATTATGCGAAAAAACCCCATTGACTGATTGCATCGATTAGGGTTAGAACCAGATCACAAGATAGAAAGAAAGGTTAGATTAATGAATACGAATGTTCTTGAAGCGCCTAAGGTTGAGACCGAAGTTGATGAAACCCCTAAGAATGGGGAAAACAAGGTCCGTATTGACCTCGATCAGCTTGATGATCCGGTTGAACTCGATATTGACCGCATTCCGATTGCAGCGCGCTGGCATTTGCTGCGTAGTGCTGCCAAGTCCTATGTAACCAACCGGGTTGCGACAACGCAAAGCTTGACCAAAAAGGCAAATCTGCCATTCGATGCTTACGATGCTGCCATGCGGCATGATCCGCTGCAAACGCACGTCAAGCGGCCCGATGGCGAACGCAAAATTGTCGATTATAAGGAACTCGTGGACACTGCTATTAAAGCATTGTACGCTGGTGAAATCGGCAAGCGTGGACGCGGCCCCGGTGAGGCCAAGATACCGAAAGATCCGCTCGATGCTGCTATTCTGCGTCATCTTGTTTCGGAGAAGTACGAAGCAGCGCGCAAAGCCGATCCGTCTTACCGTTATTTCAGCGCGCAGAAGGATATTGGTTACGATGCTAAGGCGGCATTGGAAGCCATTGTCGAGCGCGGTATTACTTTCGGCATGGATGAAAAGACCGCGCGCGAATGGGTTGAAAATCGTTATGTTAAGCCCGCCCGCATGATGCTTGGCCTCGACAAGATGGCTGGCAAGCTTAAGGATGTGGAATTTACACCGTTCTGAGCTGACCCGCCGACACGGTTTCTACATCTAAACTAAGCCCTGCGATGGAACCCGATCCCGTCGCAGGGTTTTTTGTTGTGCGTGACATATCAGTGACAGCTATTAACAGTCATCGGTTCCCGCGCGTAGGAATTTTTGCATTGCTCTAAATTCCGCCATTGACATTCGCGCGCGGGCAGCTACATACAAGGCAACCGAGCGCGGAGACGGTGCGACCCTCTCTTGTGTGATGTAGGATTGATCGAAAGGTCATCCCGCCCCGGAACCTCTTCCAGTGGTTCCGGGGTGTCGTGTTTCTGGACCCCTGAAAAATTCGCTAACCCCGCTTGACAGCTTGATAACAGGCGCGCAGGGTGGCCTTCCTGCCTTGGGTTTGCCCTGTGGCGGGACACGAATTTCGGTAACTGGAAACTCCCAAATCATGCTCCCTGAGCTTGACTTCGGCGCGATTGTTAGCGCCCTGTCCACACTTGCGCCCGTTCTGGACTCTGGCTCGCATGTTTTCGAAGTGCGCGGCCTGACCGCGTACAAGAACCGCACGCTGGCGGGTTTTTTCAATGATCCAATTCTAGCAGCGAACGAGATTAAAAACGCGGATCACCCCGGCATTAAAGGCTGGTATGTTACCCTTAACCCGGTTCATCCTGATGCTTTGTTACGGGTTCCTAATCATATATCATCTGCGGCCTATGGGATGCTTACTAGTGATAGTGAGATTCTCTACCGTGCAGAGCTATTAATAGATATTGACCCAATTCGCGGTAAGGAAGTGCGGATTAAGGGTGTATCTTCTACAGAGGAAGAACATGATCTAGCGATAAGCGTCGGCAAAGAAATCGCTATGATCCTGACGCGTGATCATGGGTTCCCCCGCCCATGCATTATTGACAGCGGCAACGGGTGTCATTTACGCTATAAACTGCGAAGAGTTGACTTCCCTAATACCGATGAAATCAAGCATTTGCTGCAAGCCTTATTAAAAGTGCTTGCAAAACGATTTAATAACAACAAGCTTGAAATAGACCCAACCGTTTTTAATGCCTCGCGTATTAGCCGTATCCCCGGCACAATCGCCCGCAAAGGCGAGAGCGCTTCACACCGTCCACATCGGCTTGCAAGGGTAATCAATGACGGGTTTGACCCATTTGACGATCTGGACCTTGCAACAGTTAAATTGCTTGTCGAGGAAGACGGGGAAACTATTAATGCCCCTGATATAAGGCGGCATATTATCGAATATCCGACAGATGAGAATATTTTTCGCAAGCTGAACAACGAAGCGCGCCGCCGCATCCACGAATGGGTGCCGCATTTGCTTGCTGGCCTTGCGCGCGTGCATGGCGATGGATACCGGATTAGCAGTGCCGACCTAGGCCGCGATCTTGAGGAAGACATTTCGATCCTCGCTGACGGCACAATCAAGGATTTTGGCGTGCATGACCTTGGTGATATTACCGAGGGACGCCGCACGCCTATATCTCTACTCTCTGAATGCATTTACGATGGCAACAAGCGTGCTGCGGCTGAACAGCTTGCGGCAACGTTAGGTGAGCCACTTACAGACTTTGACTCAGGACCATTAATAGCTCCTCTTGACAGAGTATCACAGATTGCGCCTGAGCTTGCGCCTGTCGGTGAAATCGTCACAATGCCGCAAATGCTAGTAGGCGGCACAAATGATGAAATTGCCGAACCTTTTTGCTTTGTTGAAATCATGCATAAACCCAAAAAAGAACTTGAATTTATGATTGACGGGTTTATACCATTTGATACACATACGGCATTATCAGGACCGCCAAAGCAAGGTAAAACGACATTAGCTTATAAGTTTGTTCTCCATGCTTTATTCGGTAGGCAGATCTTCGGGCGTGGCATGACAGTGTGCAATGTATTATATGTTGCGCTTGAAGAACGCGACTGGCGGCAAGAGAATAAGATTAAAGATATGTTCAAGCATATCTGTGACACAGAATGGCATGATATGACTGAGCAAGAAGCTACAGAAGGTTTTGCGCGGTTTTATTACTGGAACTTGGCTAGTAAGAAACGAGACGGCAAGAAATATCGCCTTCCGATGGGATTTGAAGGCGCAGAGTCGATTAGAGAATTTATACGTAAAACAGACACAACACGGCCTTGGTTAGTTGTGATCGAACCCGTTAATAGATTTCATATGGAAGGCACAACACGCAACCTCAACATGCAAGAGTATGAACAGATCGAAAATGTGAATGCTATTGTGAGTGATGATGGTGAATATGTTTGTGCAGTTTTATCCGTTAAGCATGACCGCAAGGCCCCTGCGGGCGGAGATAAAGGCAACATCATGGATCGTATATCAGGGTCCGTGGCGCAACAGGGTGCCGTTGACGCACAGATACAGCTTTACACTAAATCTCACTACAATTTCGACGGAGTAGCTTGGCTTATCATGCAAAGCCGTGATGTCGGGAAATTACAGATACCATTAATATCGGACACTGTGACTTGGGACACGCCCCCGCCTGACATGGAAATCCCTGATTTCGAGGATTACGTTAATCAAGTAGATGTAGCTGAACGCAAGGCGCGCGATCCGAAGTTGTATGCAAACATTCAAATGGCGATTGCACAATCAAGAAATGGCTTGACTACTAAAGACCTTTGCCGTATGTTTAACGTTGGTGATCCAACAATGCGGAGAGCGATTGATAAACTGATTTTTGAGGAAGTTTTAGTTATAGAAGATGAAAAGAGATTAGGAGCGATTGTGTATAAGCTGGCGCAACCTGTTTCCTTACCATCATCCAGCTTGCCTGATTTAGATTGAAAGGTTTTTTATGGGTATCCTAGAAGAGATTTTGGTGGAACTCCGCGAGATACGTAACATACTTGCCAGTGATGAAATAACTCCTGCCAAGCCGAACGGAGGGGGCCTTACGACCCTAGAGCAGCCCACACAGCCGCTCCAAGTCAATCCGGCACACTTCGACCCTTTCGCCGCACATACCCCCACTGTTGCGGCCCCTACGGTCGATTTACCGCAAGCCCCGGTTCTCGGTGAAGCCGACATTATGAACCTGATTAATCCATATCTGTCGCAAGATCAGGTGAAAGCCGGTTTCTCCGAAGTGCTTGGGCAGATGGGCATTCCGCGTTTGCCAGAAGCCCGCCCCGAACAATATGCCGAACTGCACCGGCGCTTTAGTGCAGTAATCGCACAACATGCAGGCGGTTCCACCAGCATCATGTAGGGACTATTAATGGAACAGGAGTCTAACTTTCCCAATGAGGAAGATATCATGGATATGATAAATCCTCATCTTAGTAATACCATTATAAAAAATGGTTTGCAGAAGGAGTTAAGGCTTATGGGAATAGTGCGACTGGCAGATACGACTCCAAAACAGTATCCTGAGATATGCAGACGTTTTGCAAAGGTCATTGCAGAACATACGGAGCAGATAACTATTAATGGAGGAAGAAAATGACTAGAAAATCACAACCCGATCCTTTGTCGGAAGATGAAATTGACGAAACCGAAGAAGTCACACAAGATGCCGTAGTAGACAACCAAGCGGCTCCTAGCCCGCCGTCCACACCGGGTTTGCCTGTCCCTCATGCAGCGGGACCGGCACGCACACCACCAACACCGCCATCGACACCGGGCGCGCCTGTCCAGTCCTGGCTTGTGCCCCCGGTTGGTCCATGAGGCTCGGCTATGCAGAGGAACCGTTGTTTGACTACTTCGGTATCCGATTAACCGGGATGGTTGTGTCTAATGCTGATGAAGAATGCGACGACACAAGCAACGATCCCGAAACACAACAAGAATTTTGTATGCCGTTCATATATTATGACATTGAGCGGCAAAATTAAGGACTAAGGGCAGTTTAAATGACGGTACACGCAACATTTAGACCACCATCGTCAGCTAGCCGTTGGTTAAGCTGCCCCGGTTCTGTGCAAGTTGTCCAGACATTCGACAACGACGAAACAGATGCTTCTATTAAAGGCGACACGGCGCACAAGCTACTAGAAGACGCTATTAAATGGGGAGTTGTGCCTGATAGTGGCGATATTGACATGGAATATAGTGTCATGCTGGCGTAGGAATACATCGAAAACGCATATATGATATATAAGGAAAAAGGCAAATGCCGGATGTGCGTAGAAGAGACCTTGGATATTCCTGAAACTGGCGAACCCGGTACGCCTGATATTGTATTCGTAACAGATACAACGATAGAAATTGTTGACTATAAAAACGGTTATGTGCCTGTTGACGTGTATTTAAATCCTCAATTTATGCTGTATCTGCTCGGGGCTATTGCTAAATATGGCGAGCGGAAACACTATAAATTGACAGTTATACAACCGAATTATGTGCATCGTGACGGCATGATCCGCCATTACGAACCAAGCGAAAATGATATTGCGTGGTTTCGGCATGAAGTTGGCCTAGCCATTGCTAGTACAACCATTATACCCGGTAAGCATTGCAAAAAATCCTATTGCCCCGCGCGTGGTACATGCCAGCATTTCTTGGCATGGGCGCAAGAAAACCTGAAAGACGCTTACTATCCGGGCGATGCCGTCGCTATGAGTGATGAACAGCTTGCGACCGCAATGGAAGATGCGGAAGTTATGAAAGGCTGGCATGACACTTTGCGCGGTGAAGCTTTGCGCAGAATGCTACAGCAAGGCAGGAATATTAATGGCTATAAGGTAGTCAAAGCCAAACAGAACCGAGCTTTTAATAGCGATAAAGCTCGCGAACAAGTTTATAATAATCTACGCTATTTAGGTGTTGACGATGAAGCGTTAGCTGATAAAAGTCCTATCGGCCCCGCTGGCGTTGAGAAGATCGTTAAGAAGATTTTCAAGCATCAAGGTCGTGGCGCATGGCTAAAAGGCATGGATCAGGTTTGCCCTACTGATATGTTGACGCCACAAAACCAATCGCTCACAGTTGAGAAATCTATTGATGGAAGGAGGGAATATAAACGCGGACAAGAATTTGACGCTTTGAAATAAACGTTACAGACGCTTTAGACGCGAAGGAATTTTTTATGTACCCGAACAATGGCGGCAAACCCGTTTTCAATCAGTTTATTACTCCAATTGGACTTATCACGCATTGCAGCCATGATAGGCCGCTTGGTAAAGTTGATGAACGCACGCGCAAACCCATTATAGACGATCAGGGTTTTCAAGAGGCAGAATACCGGATCACGATG